GATTCGCAAGCTGGAAAGGAATCCTTTCTTGATAAGCGTATCCGTTTTCGTAACCTGTTCACATGCACCAAACAATCCTTCCAAGACCCACTTATGAGTCTTGCTACCGTCGAGTGTACCTGTGAACCCAAAGCGATACTTTGCGTTGTGGAGTTTGGTGAGGATACCTGTGAGTGACTTTGCCTTAAATAAATGTGCTTCGTCACCGATAACACAGTCAATGTCGTCAAAGTATCTTTTGGGAAACTTGTAGATTGATTGCCAGGTTGAAATAACAACTGGTTTATCCGTATTCTTATCCTTGCCTGAATATATGGTGTGACAGAACTCATCTGCATTCCATCCATAGTCCTTAAAATCCTTTATCATTTGTTCTACCAATGATGTCGTGGGAACGATCAGTAGAATCTTCTTTTCAGCCGCCACGTAGTAACGGACGATAGAATAAATCATAAGAGATTTGCCAGATCCTGTTGGGGACAAGAACAATCCTCTGTTATTTTTGAGAGCCTTATACACAGTCATGTACTGGTAGTCTCTAGGCTTATACTTACAGATATGTTTCATCCAGTCTGCAACAGCAGGAGGAGAAACAAAATCGTTCTGTACTTCTACTTCACCGTACCAGTCATTGTTCTCAAATTTAATACCATACTCTCTTTCCCTACACCACTCTTTCAAGTGAGGTAGAAGACCATGATACAGTTCGCCTGTACCAGGAGAGTACAAATGGATCATACCATCCCAGTATCTGTATCGTGGTTGACGTTTTAGAAACTTTGCCTCTGGTAATTCAAAGGAGAAGTAGTCTGCCAACTCGCGATGGACGTGAGGTTCTGATGAGATCTGTAGATAGACCTCATTCTTTTTCTTGACAACTAGATGTGACATTAGTTTCCATTAATAAATTTTTCCCATTCAATAGCACTTTTGATCTGAAACCCACGGTTAGAGATCTGTTTCATGACATGATCGAGAAAGTAAAGCATCTGATCAATGTACTTGACCTTTGCTTCTGTGTTAATAAGTTCATCATCTGACTCCAGATAGACTTTCATCTTCTCTGATGTTTTGATGTGAGTACCAAAAGGTTTTTCGGCGTATGTTTTAGCGTCAGCTTCACCGCCATAGTATTCTCTTTTATCCCTCAAAAGTTTACGATGTTCAAACTCTAATGAGGTTTTAATTTGAGAAAGATCTGTGTAATGGTTTAGATACTTATTGTGTTGGAAAGGAATCTCCAACGCAAGCCGTGCTAGATCTTCGGAGTATTGTTTGTTCTTAAATTGAAAATCGATTTGTGTATCTTTGGTCCACTCTTCCTTAATTTTTTGGAAGCGTTGATGTAATGAATTGAAATTCATAAAGGTTGTAATCCTAAATCACATACTGTATAACGTGTGTATTTGAAAGTAACGTTAGCTGTAAAGAACTCAACTTCTCCCACTGAAAAATCAAATGGAATACTAGTAAGTTGCACTGGCATTAATCGTTCAAATCTTACACTATATTTTGGGTTGAAGTTAGACGTTAGTATCTGTAGGATACCATCGGAGTATCCTTCTCCTTCTCCATCAAATGATTCTGAATTACCATTGTCTCTGATCCAGTTCCATACAGTCATGTAGTTGGATAGATCTTCGTCAATAATAAACCGAACCGTTAGATCACCGTATTCTACACCACCACCAGGAATAATGGGGACACCTCTAAAGGGTGTTGCCACTTCAATAGTTGGCATAGAAACATCTGGAATACTAGCTGATTGACAGAAAAAATCAACACCACCAAATCTTTCTAGGGTAAATTTAAACCCTGTAGGTGTTAAGAAATTTCTGTTTTGCGGTAGTTTTTTGTACCAATCAGCAGACATGTCAGCGTCCCAAGCACTACTATTTAGCAGTCATTGAAGACTGTACCTACCTGGGATCCTAGTTCTGATCCTGCTTTCTGTCCTAGTAGTAGAGCCCAACCACCTGCCAACCAACCCACGTAGGGGATGCTAGCAACCGCAGGGACAGCAACACCAGCTGCGATAGCACTACCTGCCATTGCACCTTGTGACCGTGCTCCAGCGTCCGCCACGATGCACTCTATGTCTTTCGCAGACTTTCCCTCGCCGTCTAATACAGCACCTCCTAGGTTGCGTGTGCCGTCCATTGTGAATTGATCACGACGCCACTCGCGACGACTTTCAGTGCCGCCTCCAAAGAATCCTTTCTTATTGGTATCTGAAGATAGAGATCTTTGAGATTCTAAAATAGCAGGATCATTTGCTTTGTATTCAATTTCATATCCATCTTTGCCAGCTTTGATTCTGTATGATGAATAGTCACCATGTGGAATATTAATTGTAGGAACCTGTGGAAGGTCTGGTTCTTGTGGTCTGTTAATTACATAACCAAGTAAACCTAGATGTGCTATAGCAAATGCAGATCCTAAAGCAAGGGCAATCACTTTGACTGGTGACTTGCTTGGTGTTTGCTCGGTGACTTGCGCGGTGACTGGTATTGCTTTTGCTGCTTTTGCTGCTTTCGCTTCTTCTAGGGATGGCATAATAACCCCATGGTATAGTCTTTAATTATTTAGACAAAAAAAAGACCCCCTCGAAGAGGGAGTCCAAAGAAACCTGAAGTGATGGATCACATCAAGTTGATAACTTGTACTCTTCTGTAGTACATGTTGGCGTTTGCCGTAAGTGCTTCGCCATCGGGGGTGCCGTTGTAGGAACCGTTGGTGGTGACGAAAGGATTGCTGACCATGCCGTAACGAGTCTTGAAACCAATTTTTGGTTGGAAGCTGTTAGGATCGATCGAGCGAACCATCTGGAGGGGAACGTAAGGACAGTAGAACAGTCCTGCGTCATAAGGTGATGTACCTTTGTATCCGATGACGTAGTAGTGCTTATCGGAAAGGTTAGCAGAGTAAGGATCAACGTAGACCTTAATGCGACCGTTGATTGTACCGACTGAAAGGTTACCAGTGTCATCAACCTGACCGATGGAAGGACCACCAGCGCCGTTAAGACCTGAAGAATAGTCAAGTACACCTGCCATTGCAAGTGCTGAAGCAACGTCTGCTGAACAGATCAGGAAGTTGCCCTTTCCTCTACGAGTCTCTTGTGCAATAGCGTTAGCATCGCGCTCGATTTGGAAAAGAAGTCCTTTGAACTTCTCAACTGACCAACGACCGTTGCTGTCAACGTCAAGGTCAAAGATACCAGCGTTAGCAACGTTGTTCTGTGCGCCTTTCTTAGCAACTGTATATACAGTACGAACAACCTCACGGTTGATTTCTGCAAGAACTTCGCTTGACAAGATGTTAGCAAGTTCCTGTTCTGCATCAAGACCGTGGATTGCCTTAAGGTCTTGTGCCAGTTCCAAGGTGTATTCTGCTTTCAAAGCTCTGGACTTTGCAGTCACAGAAGTCTTCTCAATGCTGAATGACATCTCGCGGAACAGTTTACCTGCTTCGCCCATTTGCTCAAGAGCTTCGCGACTCATGCCACGTCCTACTTCGTAGGTTCCGGCAGATGAATCGTTAAGCAATGCAGGGTTGTTACCCTCTGAATCGCCACCAACACCAGCGCCAGTTCTAGGAGTATATGCTCCTTGAGTTGCGTCGTGTGCTGCAGAGAATCCGGTGTCGGGCTCGTTGAACAATGCCTCTTCGCCGCCTTGGTTCTCGTAGCGTGAACGCATTGCGAAGATAAGTCCAGTAGGACCACTCATTGGTTGGACGCCACAAACGTCATATGCCATCAAGTTAGGCATTGCACGACGGACGAGTGAGATCAGTACGGGGTCGAAACCTGCAAGTCCTGCAGTGTTAGCATTGCCGAGTGCTGATCCAGCGGGAGTAACAGTACTAGCGCCAAGGCCGTTAACTGCAACTTCGCTCAACATTCCACGCTCTTCGCGTAAAAATCTTTCTTGGTTTTCCAGGAGAACGGAGGTTACTGCCTTCTTATAACGGTCACCGATAGGCGATGCGCCTTCGGAACCAAGAACAGGTGCCCACTTTTCCTGGAGATGTTCTGCGTTAAACATTTTGTCTCCGAGTTTTTTTAAGTGTTGTTTTTTATATTATCAGGAATTCCAGCGGTTGATAGCATTGAGATACTGCGCCATTGCTGGGGTAATCTCTTCGCCTTCTACTGGGGTTTCATCGGTAACTTCTGCTTTAGGAGCAGTAGAACCAGAGGGGAAGTATGATTCACGAAGAGTTTTTAATTTCTCTGTGAACTTTTCTTCTGTCTCAAACTCTACGCCTTCAGCGAGAGAAGCTAATTTATCTTTTTGAGTGTCTGCCAATCCTTCTGAAACGGTATTCAGAACTACAGTTTTTGCAGACTCATCAAGACGACCTTGAAGTTTCACATTTGCTTTGACCTGTTCGTCAAGGCTTTCTTCCATCTTACGAATGTCATCAGTCAGACCTTCAACGACATCAACTTTGTCGTCGGGGATACTAATGTAATGCTCTTGAAAGAGATTCTTAAGTCCAGCAATAAAGTCTTCCGTGATTTCGTTACGGATTCCTCTATCGATAGATACTTGGTTCTCTTCTAACCATGAAGTGATAGCATACTTAACGGTGCCACCAACTTCTTCAGCAAGTTCTGCTTTAACAGATGCTACTTGCTCATTAAGGCGAGTCTCAAACTGCTCTTCGAGTTTTGTCCACTCTTCAGAAAGTTTTGATTTGACTGCTGCCTCAAAAATTGTCGTTGCTTTTTCTTTGAACTCTTCAGAGAGTTCTGTACCTTCGGTAAGTGCAGCAACGTCTGCACTCATGTCAAGTGACTCGAAGGAAGGTTTGATGGGGTAAGATACATCAGGACCAGTAGATGTAGCATATGCTGCATCTGCACCAACAGTAACAGTCTTGCCTTGATCACCAGCATCATTGATGCTAGAGGTCTGTGCAGTACCATCACTCTGTGCTCCTTTAGCACCAACAGGAGCTGATGCTTTAGCGCCAGGATTATCCTCGCCCTCATCATTTCCATCTGGACGTGGACCACCGTTATCGGTTACTGACTGTTGTGCTCCATAACCATTAACAGCATCGGTGCCTACAGTAGTTTTACCTTCTGCACTTCCGCCTTTAGAGTTTACTTCTGTGCTTGATTGACTAGAAGCACTGTAAGAACCACCACCAGGAATAACGGATGCGGAAACAGTTGGCATTGGATCGCCACTTTCTACAACCAGACCTGATTCGGTTACAAACTCTTCAAATTTTTCCTTTAACATATCTGACATTGTGAGTTTCCCCGTAAATTTCTGATAATTATTCTATGATTATTTATTAATATTAGAGATTTGAAAGGAAATGCTCAAACACCTGTAGTGTTCTACCTTCCAACTCTTTCTTTGACGATTCATTAATGTATCCTTGGTATTTAGCAATAGTCTTCTCTTTTAGAATACCATTATTCCATACCCATTCTTTTCCTTCCATGATTCCATTGACAAATGCGTCAGGGGCAGAAGGGTCTGCTACAATATCAGCAGCAGTTGCCAACATAAAATCGTCCATAACATAAGAAGCACTTTCCTGACGGTCAATGCTACCCATACCACGGGAAGAAACTCCAAGTTTTACACCCTCTTCTAAAAGAGACTTTGCAATACTACCCATTGGTGTAGCAAGAATCTGTGCCTTACCAATGAAGTTATTACCCTCAGATTTCAGTGATGTGATTCTATGAGAAACACGATCAAGGTTCACAGTAGGTCCATCGGGATGACCCAACTCACCTAAAGCACGTCCTGTTTTGACATACTCTTCGTTGTAGCGAGCGACTTCCTTTTCCAAAACTCGGAAAGGATATACTCTACCATTACGATTTTTAATTTCCGACTGCAAAAATACTCCTTCGATATAAAGGTTCTTCTTGCCATCTTTTTCTTCGGTGAGAATTTGAATATCCTCGATGTTCTCTGTGATAAGTTTCATTCTTCTGCTGACGGTTCTACAGTAGGTTCATCAAAATATGTTGAAGCTACTGATTGTTTGTAGGTATCAATAACGTCAGATGCTTTAGAAAATAGATAATCATTAATCTTATCTAATGCTTCTCCGCGTTTTTTATCTGCAATCAAATCAACTATGTTAACCAATTCAGGTTCCAATGGATTATCCATAACTTAAAATTATCCGTAGATATCAATTATTTATTAGACTTTTGTTTTGCGGAATCCGCTGCTGGTTTTAACTTATCCATCTCTTTCGCTTTTTCAAGTTCACGATCAGCAGAATCAGATGCTTGCTGCGCCGCAATTTCTGGGGCATATGCAGTATTTTGCTGACCCATCATCTCCAAACTATTAACATCAACAGGATCGATTGCCATACCACTATCGATATCAGATGTGATCTGCTTATCAATTTCCTTATACTCTTTTTCAGTTTGCATAAGGACGTTACGGCGGATGTATTCTGTAGAGAAATACTTACCAACGAAAGGATCCATTTGTGTAACAAGAGTGATGCGCTGCATCATCATTTCTTGTTCCTTCAATTCATTGAAGTGATTATCAAACAGGAAGTCATACTGAATATGCTCTTCCATATCATCCCAGTCTTCTGGAGTGATAATGCCTTTTAGAATGAGTTGAGTTTTAAGAATATCTTGGAAGATACTTGAAAATCTTTTACGTAGACGACCAATAAACTTAGTAAACTTAAGTTCGTCACGCAGAATCTCTGTGGACTTGCCAAGGTTGAATGCCTTGTTATCGTCTGTCAGACGAGATGGTGGCAGGTTTAGGGAGTTGTATAATTTCTTTTTGAAATACTCAACGTCCTTAAGTTCGCCAAGGTTTTGACCACCGGGTAGTGTAGAAATTTCTGTACCACGACCGCCTTCACGACGGGGCAACCAGAAATCCTCAAGCATACTCATATGCTTTTTGTCGTCACGAATCTCTCCAGTGCTCGCATCGTATACAAGTTTGTTACGATAACGTGCCATAGTATCACGCAGATATTGTTCTGCTTTTACTTTAGGTAAGTTACCAACATCAATGTAGAAGATGCGACGTTCAGGTGCTCGCGACAATCTGTAGATTACAAGGGAGTCCTCAATCATGCGAAGTTGATTGAGTGCTTTAATTGATTTGTGTAAGAAACTTAATTGGTATTTTTTGTTTAGATCTAACACACCAGAGTTGCAGGTGGCGATAGAATCTGAAGCAATTTTAATACCATTATTAGTAGAAAAGTCTGATGCACTATTGTGTGGCAGACTCATTGAACCAGAAAAACCTTTGGGGTTGAAGAGATAATAATCTACATAATCTCCCCAATCATATTCTAACGCTGTGCCACGTACCAAATTAGGATTAGCAGCTGCGGTTGGATTTGAAATTTTCTGACGAACTTTACGAATTTTTAAAGGATCGATATAGCGCAACTCAAGAATTCCTTTCTTTGGGTTGTCTAAATCAACTACCTTATGATAATAAGTTCTCCCATCAACATACCAATTGCGAATAATGTGATGAGCGTTCTTATCGAAATTGATCATCTTTTTGATGTTATCAAATTCGTCTCTAATTTTTTTCTTTACTCCCGCACCAATATCTAAATTAGACAACTCAATTTCAACGGGACTATCTTTAGCATCGCTAACGACAAACTCGTTTACAATTTCATCGATAGCAGTATCGACTTCAGGATGGAGTGACATGTCGCGGTATCTTTTAATGAGTTCATACTCATTTTTTGATACGCCTTCGACATCTACGTATGTACCAAAATAGCCACCTGCTACGGTGGCTACGCTATCATCACTATTAGGAGGAACAGGAGACTGTCCCCTGTCCTCCTTGCTTTTGTTGATTAAGAAACCAAACAGTTGACTCATGATTAATTATCTAGTACCCTTGATAGTACTATTTATAATCAATTACTGACGACCAATTCTGATGCCAGAACCTGGGGGGTCTCCTTCTCCACTATCGATTTCGCTAGATCTAGGATCTACCGCCTTCCAATATGAATACTGGAACTCAACAGTGAACTCTTCAATCTGATCATTGCTATCATAAGCAAGGTCAATTTGTGAGACACTTGATGGGAAACAGTGGAACAAATCATACTGACGAAGAATACCGCCAGAGACTGAAGCATCCTTACGGAGTTGCTTAACTCCAAGAGTTGCCATGTATCCGTTGGTGTTGTCAGGAGTGAACAACGGAGCGTTATTCAATTCGTGACTGTTCATTTGCTCCAACCACTTCTCGAAGTAAGCACGAAGCTTGAACTCCTTGTCGTTGAAGAATGTTGCTGACCAGGTATCGAATGTACGATCACCTGCGATCTTGACTGTTCTTCCTCTGAAGGGAACCTCAATCACACCCAGGTTTGACGCTGGGAGTGCTGCGGACTTACAGAGGAGGTTGATCAAATTTAAATCATCACCAGTAGGCTTGTTTGCCAATCCTTGCGGCCAATTAATATCGACCGCAAACATATTAGGCTTAACGCCTTCGCCAATTTTAGTGAGAAAATCGTTTAATGCAGTTGCCATTTTACTTTACCTCTTGTTTATTGTGATTATCTACCGACTACTTCGCTGAACGAGACGCCAGTCTTCGTTGCAGTAAAGGTGATTGTAATGTAGTTAATCGAGCGAGTTGGCTTGACGAACAATTCGGCAACAAACTCATTACGATCAATTACGTCAGGGGTGTTATTGGACTCATCACATACCACGAGGAAATCAGTTACGCCACGACGTGCTTGTACTTCTGCAAGATAGCTGTTAACAGCAGATGCGAAGGAACCACGAGTCGTGCCGTCGTTCTGTTCAAAGAGAACCTGCTTCGACAGTTCTCCAACTCTCTTCTCAAGATTGAGGAAGAGACGGCGAACGTTAATACGGTCGAAGGCAGAAGGTGAAGCAAGAGCAGTCTTGTCACCGAACAGAGTTACGCCGCTACCAGGGAAGATGACGACAGGGTTGATTCTGTTCTGATAGAGTTCGTCTCTATCTGCTTTGCTTGGGTTGTACGCAAGCTTGATAGCATTACGCAATGAACCACGATTTACACCAGCAGGTGAATACCAGTCATCAAGAAGAGATGAGGTACTAACACAGAGACCTGCGATGTCACCGTTACAAGGGATGTAACGATACTTGTCATTGAAGCGATCGTAGTAGTACTTGTAACCACTATCAAATACAGCATATGACGTTGAAGTCATGCCGTTGAAGAAGTTCAAAGTATTTTCTTTCTGCTGGAAAGCAGTCAAGACACCAGAAGTACCGATTTGGTTTGCTTTGTGAGGTGATACGAAAGCAACACAATCTTTACGAGCAGATGCAATCGAGATGACCTTGTTTGCTTTTGCCTTGGTGTCAGTCTCGGTTGAGAGTGAACCACCCATCAATACGAAGTCGATGTTAACCAACTCGGTATCAGCAAACTCGTCATAAGCACCTTCAATTTCTGAAGCGGTGTATGCATAGTCATCAGTACCACCGGCAAGGGCAGTTGTTAAAGCACCAACTAATTGGAAAGCATCTCCAGAAGATAACGTTGATGATTCAACGCCACCAGCAACTCCAACACCCGAGGAAGAAGGATTGTATCCTGCAGTAGGTGCAGTTCCGTTAAAGAAAGTATTTGACTGTAAGTTAATTAAATCTTTGAAATAATTAGCAGCACCTTCTGCACTTCTACCATCAGTAAGTTTAGATCCGTAAAGGATTCTCTCAACAACAGTGTTTGCAGAACCAGTGAACTCTCCAGTTACATCAATAACAGCAGCGTGAATCTCGTCATACTTAAGACCTCTGTCAGAAGCATACTGGGAAGTTCCAGGACGAGGACCGATTGCTGTAAGTGTTAAACCAGTAGAACCAATTTCTGTAGTGGTGTACCAATCTTTAACTCCGGTGATGCTGATAGCACCATCTTGTACTTGATCTACAGTAAATGTTGCATCAATACCACCGCCAGTAACTGTGATGATATCAGCAACTTCATAACCACTGCCTCCATCAACAATTGCTACTGTAGCTACAGCACCTTCAACAGTTGTGACTGTAAATTCTGCGTTACTGCCACCACCATTAATGGTGATAACGTCGTTTACGGTGTAACCAGTACCTGCTGCAGAAATTGCAATTGAAGTAACTGCACCAGAATTTGTTGTGATGTTTACTTCCAATCCGGTTCCAGTACCACCAGTAGTAGCAACAGAATTGGCGTCAACATATGCTGTTCCGCTAGAACCACCAACAAATGTTAATACGCTACCTACAGAAACTGTCGTGTCTACTGTTAGACCTGTTCCGTTTCCACCAGTAGTAGCAACTGCTGTTGCTGATTGGTAACTAGTACCACCAATTATTGAACCAACTCCTGTAACAATTCCTAATTCCGGAGAATCCAATGAATCGCTAACTCTCAATCTTGAAGCAGGGTTGTCGAGAATAACTGCAGCAGTTCTGCTTGCAGAATCCCACGAATAAACAACACCAGTTGCTCCGCCAACAAATGTTACTGTTGATCCAGCAGCAATACCTGCGGGTAATGCAGAAAATGTTACGTACTGATCAGCGCCACGGTCAGCAAAAACTACTGATAAACCGTTTGCCCATGTACCAGCGGTTCTTGCAACCAAGAAGTTTCCGCTACCATTACCTGATTCCCAA